TTACTATATTTCCGAAAGCTCCCGTAGTTGTCGTAGAACCTGTAACTGCTAGTGGTGCACCTGTAGCTTTACCAAATGCGTCTACTGGAGTAGAAGGTGTTAATGTTCCACCTGAATAATTAGTATCATTAAGTACGATTCCTGTCACTCCACCTGTTCCTGAGGCTTGAGTGTAACTTGCTCTTGCAGCTTGTGCTACAACGCAGCCAATGCCTGTTCCATAACCATTTGTTCCGTCTGTAAACCATTCTAGATTGTCTACCAGGTTGTCTGGAGCTACTGTTGCATCCAATTGTGTATTAACCCAAAAGGAATAATTTGAACCACTTGAAGGGATTTCAATTGGGTTTGAAGTGTCACCTGTAGTATGAGAATCTATTGTATTTGCTCTAGTGTTAATTGAAGTAATATTGGTCTCTGTAATTGATCCTGAAGCTCCTGTTAGTCGGTTAATTGTTATTGTAGCAACCATAAATAATCATTAATTGAATCGTTTAAAACTATTTTCCTTATCGGAAATCTCCACCAAGATTTCTACGTCTTATAAAATAGTTTAATACCCACTGCGGTAGGGAACGTTTACCATATCTTTCTTGCATACGGGCTATTGATCTCTTACCAATTTTGTTCTTTTTTAATCCCAAGTTAAATGACGGGTACATTATATCGGTATCATCAAAGTTATCATGTCTCAATCCCAATGAATGTCCAAACTCATGTATCAATATTGGAACTAGGGGTGGAGTGGATAATTTGGATAAATGTACTCCAGGTGACCAATTCCATTCGTCGTTAATATGACAATCTCCACTTATCTCCCCTTGTCCTGGGAAATATGCGTGTGCAAGAACTCCTTTTTTACCGTCAAAATGTGCCAAATCCTCAAACTCTACGTTAAAGTCAACAGATACATCTGGGTTACGTTCCCTTCTAAATTTCAATCCACTAAGCTGTAATTGCCAAGCACGTAAGGCTACTGTAACAGACCTATCTTGCCAAGATTGCTTAAAGTCGTCTGAATGACTATTCAACCTGTAACTGATTTCCCCAAGTGGCCATGAATGTGGCCATTCCTGTATTCGATCATCTATGGTTTCAGAAAATTGGAATGTCTCGCTATCCTTTACAACTAAGTTACATCTGGTGTTCATTCTGCAAGTGTTTTACCATTACCACAGAATTTTGAACCTAGTTTGATTGCGGTAATTGTTCCACCGCTACCAATACCAACTCCTAACATTAGTAGGAAAGCATCGTAACTCTCTACCATTTTATCTACAAATTTACCAATGTCTACACTTCCCGTAATGGAGATACTGTCAATAATGTTAGGTTGTGAAAATACTATGATCATTGTAATTATTGCACCAATTGGGATTAATGCTAAAACAGCTATTATTAATCCAGTAAGTATTTCTTGTCTACCTAAGAAACCAATTGAACTTTCATTGTCATCTACACTCATGATATTCACATGGAATAGTGGTTTATATTATTTATCTAATTCTTTATTATAAGGACGCTCTAATATCCACGTACTATTGCATTTATGACATAATATACTATCGTCACTACCTTGATCCAAATACTCCGAAGTACACTCTGGACATCTTATCTTCATGGTGGTATTCCATTGTAAAAAGCAATACACAATCCAACCGTGGAGAATAATGTTCCTAATACAAATCCACTTAGGAATTTTATTTGTTCTTGGTCAGTCATAATAAAAAGAAAAAAGGAGGTTAGTCCTCTAAGTGATTTTGGTAAAAGTTGTTATTCTCTTTCCATTCGTTTGATATTGGTTCAGCGATTAACTCTTGTACCTTTTTGTCCTCGTCAGTAGCGGATCTGTTACCGTATGATTCCATAAACTCAAAGTATTTGTCTAATGCTTCACTTTGATAATGTATCAAACCATCTGTTCCAAATCTTAACTCATTCTCACGTTGAATATCTGCTTCTGTTTGTCCATTTACACTCATATCACAACCAAGTTGCTTCTTGTATGCGTCATGGTGCTGTCTGTCATTACAAACTTCTTGCAAATTGATGTTGAACGTTGTACTTGTAAAGTCATCAAAGTTTACTGCTTGTACATCTTTTGTATAGACATCTTGTAGACTGAATTGATAATCAGCATCCCCTGTTGGGAAGTTTTGATAACCTACTCCTGCCTTAAACACATGGATTTGAGCTCTACATTCCTCAATGGCTAGGACTATTTCAAGCACTTGGCCTTCATAGGAAATGTTGTTGTATGACCATTTGTCAAAACTAGACTTTGTTACTTCTCTTGCTGTTTGGAATGGTGCTGTGTTTACATCCATACCTTGTTGACAAGTATCAAGTTCTTTGAGCAAATTCATGTGAACTGAGTCTCTTGCAGTTGCAATTCCCTTGTCGAGTTTCTGTTCAATTTTTTGAATGATTTTCTCGTTAGGTGTCAATTTTGCCTGTTCGATTTTGATTGCTTCCAATGCTGCCTCATTGAGTTTTTGAATCTCTTGATCATATTTCTGTTCAGAAAGAAGATCTTTGTATTCCTCTATTGTTTCAATGTCGAATTTTTCAGGTGTTCCTTGCCAAACACAATGGAACTCCACTGCTATCTCGTCAAAGTTACAGACCTGTCCATGTGATTGAAATGGAACCACTACGGTATATTCCTCAGCATTTACAAAAGATAAAAAACCTAATGCACCAACAGAAAAAACAATGTAACCTATTAGTAATCGATTCAAGAGAGTTTCTCCGTTATCAAATCACGAAGTAACATTCCTTTTTGGGTTGCTTCAACTTTCAATCTTTGATGTAATTCATCGTCGATTTGTATTGTTTTTGTCATTATGTAGTAAAATGATAATGGTTTTCTATAGTATTGTATTAGTGTAAAGTTGACTATTAATCAAACCGTTTTGGTTTTTGAGCTGGGTGTTGTAGTTTTTTAACAATTATTTTATCAACTTGTTCTTCTGTAACTTTTTTTTCTTGAACTTTGATTGTACCTTTAATCACAGCAAGTGGTCCGACACCATGACCACAACCATTACCGTGTTTGAAAGCAAAAGCGATAGGTGGGGAAATTATTTCCCCTTCTTGTTTATTTCCACATCTTGTACAAGCAATAGGCATAATTACTTTTTTATTAATGGAATAGACTAAAAGTGTTTTTAGAATAAAAAAAAGAAAAAAAAGGAGTTTAGAATCCTAAAATGAAGTGATTTTGTAAGCTCCAACGTCAGAGTGTGCTGGTTTTGCTTGGAATCTAACTAACAAGTCAGATTCATACAAACCGCCTACTGAGAGGTCAAAGTTTTCAATTGTCAAATCTTCTCTTAATCCGACTACTTGTGCAATGTCTCTTTTAACGACGAGTACAGTTCCTTGTTCAATCTGTGGGGTTTCCCATACATTTCTCAAGCCGAGAGCTGCTGCCAATCCACTGTTGTTTACAACATCAGTATTGTCTGTAGGTCCTACTATGAATCTACTTAGGAATGGATATTCACCGTTTGTTCCAGCGTTTCTAATTGACTCCATTGCATCTGTTGGATGAATGAACATTGTGTCTGCTCTGTTTCTTTGTTCACCTGGGAATTTACCACGGATGACATTGATAAGAGCTTCAAACTCAGATTGTACTGGAGTTGCTAGATCGAGGTTTGCTTTTGTGTCAGTTGGAACTTGACTATCAGCAGTTAACGTTCTGATTAGTTTTTCACCAATCATGTAATAGAACTCGTTACCAGCGTTTTTGAGTGATTGCTCAACTGATAAAAAGTTATTATCTTTTACATCGTTTCTGTTGACAGAGATTGTTCCTCTGTAAGAGTTGTTTGTACCAGAGGTATCGAGTTCGACGGTTTCAACTTTACCACCTATTGCTGGAGGAGTACCACCACTTTCTTTGTATATTTCTATACCTTTCTGTGCTCCTACTGCTCCACCAACTGTATCAGTATATTTTGTAATTGGCACATTCACCTTTGGAGTGTCCATGTCAATTAGTCTGAAATACTGTTTCCAGTCAGACCAAGGTTCTGCTCCTTCCAAGATCTCGTCTGCAATTTTCAAAGCAGATAAGGTGTTTGGAACTGATACAGTTTCATGTAATTGTTTGCCACCAATGTAAGGATTGGTTGCAGCCATATCACCGATTCTGATACCATATTGGGAGTACCATACCTTGTCTAAGTTAGGGTTTAGTTTTCCATCTTCGAAGCCGTTCTGGCTATGACGGTCAAAGATAACACTCATTGGAGTTTCACGGATTGGTCTGAATAAATCAAACTTACCGCCATTAGCTTGTGCTTGTTCTGCACCAAGCATTAATGCTTCCTTTATGTGTGCCATTTCAGGGAGAGCTAAAATACTTGCTCTATTGTGTTTTGGTTTAGAACCAGCCATTTTAGAAGGCTCCCTCTCTTTGAACGTCGACAATGATAATGTCTCCTGCTGTACCAGCTTGTAAAGCGGTTGCGATAATATCGTCACCACTTGCGTCGGCTAGTTGTAAATCTCCTGATCCGTCACCAGCTAATTTTGCACCAAGGGTGCAATTTTCACCGATTCGGGCTGGACATCTACCTTGTGTTACTACCACTATGCCATCACCTACTAAGCGACTTGCTTTTGTAGTGTTATCAGCTAGTGAAGCTCCACCACTACCAAAAATTCCATCGTTATCACCACCGACAATAATGCCATAAGCATCTTGTCCTGCGGTATCAACTTTGTCTGCTCTTGGTAAGAGTTCAGCTGAAGCAGCGGCTGCTAATTTACAACAGCCACCCATTTCCATGTCTACTTCATTTGCGATTATGTTTATCACGGAACTTGACTTATGATCGATTGGACCACGAGCAAGACCTGGATAAAGATTTGTCATAATCGCTCTCGAATGAAATCCCTTAAAGGTATTTTGTTTACATACAATGTAGTTATAATTTCAAAAAAGAAAAGAGAATTACTCTACTTATTGATAAGGAGAGTTAGAAATTAGTTTATCCAATTCCAAAATACTCTGTCTTTTTGCTTCAAGGGAATATTGTCTCTCATAGATACGTGGACTACCTTTTTGTGTATCAAGGTTGTTTACGGTTCTTGGAAGTTCGGTCTCTTGAATTTTAGGAGTTTGTTCTCTTGCAGTGTGCAAATCTAATCCGAAAGGAGCAGTTTTTGCTTCTTTAACTTGATTGGATAGGAACTTGATTGCTTTGTTTTGTTGAGTGATTTGTTCTCTCAACGGAGTAACATAAGCCTCCATATATTTTTTGACAGTATATTGCATCTGTTGAATTTGCTGTGGAGTGTTCATTGGAGGTATTTGAGGCATATTTGGAGCCATTTGTTGTGCTAACTGTGGATCTAATCCTGGCATCATTGGTGGAAATCCACCTACTTCCTTCATTTGATCTTCAGTTTTCATTTCAGGGGCTTCCAAGTCACCTACAGGTTCTTCAGTTCCCTCTTTTGGGAGAGGACCGCTATTGCTTGTAGATTGCTCACTACCTTCGTTACCACTTTTGTCGCCATCTTTTAATTCAGCTTCGTGAACAAATTTCTCGCCTTTTGGTTTTATGAATTTACCTTGGGCTGGTGTTGGTTCTTCATTAGCGTCCATTTCTTGAATGGCAGTTGATAAGAAACCTTGACCGATTGCTCTTTGTGCTGGATCTTGATGACCCATTAATGTAAAAGCAGTTTCAACAGTTTTTCGGAATGTGGGTGTTGATCCTCTAAGGAGCGGTTGTGCTTCTTGTATGGATTTACATTCTTGTAACTTTTTCATTATTCGCACTCGTATGAAATAGTTTAAAGGTATTGTTATATGGGCTGAATGATTGTAGTTTTGACACCTGGCTCCGCATGAGGTATAAGATTGCCATGCCATACTATTCCCCTTGGATCAGTTACCACCCAAGTTAGTCCAATGTCGTCCAGTTCCCCTAGAATTACACCCCTTGGAATAACACAAATCTCACAAGAACCGTCATTGCATGATCCGTCACATGGTCCAACTGTCTCACTTCTTGGGGAGCCACCGTTTATCGACACAGCTGTGATTTGACCATTTGCTATCAATTGATTAAGTTCAGGATCAGTTTCCATTATTAACATTTGAATTGATTTGGTATATGGATCAAATTCACTGTCCAATATGGTAGCACCTGTTCTCCATTCTGGATTATGGTTAATGTCCATTCCATGTCCTATTGCTGTTCTTGACATTGCCATTAGTTCTGAAGCTGCCAATAACCTTCTATACTGTTCACCTTCTGCTCTATGGTCAGTTATTGCCTCCTGACTTGCTCGGACTAGATATATTACGCCACCTGTTTCTTGAGCCATTGCCTTGCTTCTTTCCAAATAGTCATCAGTTAACCAGCCAAATTCCTGTCTGACTTGTGCTAGAGCCTCCCTGATCATTTTAAGCGGTTTACGGTAATAGTTACGATGTCCTGTTCTTTGTGACATTCCACCGTCGGGTTTGATCTTATGCAATGAACCATAATGTGATTTTGCTCCAATTTTTCTATGGACAGTCTGAATATCAGCTAGGGCAGTTGGAGTTAGGGAATCTGCTTTAATTTCCTCTGTACCCTTCCAATAACATATACAGTTAGGGTGGGTAGTGGAATATCCTAACCCCTCACTTGGAGGAACGGGACGATTGGCGGTATTACTCATATCGAAAATCTTACCAGCGAAATCATAACATACGTCATCTTGATCATGATTTTGGTAGATATACTCCATGTAGGAGGGTTCTACCTCATTAAATTGTCCGCTTGGCTGAATACTTATCGCTGGTAAGTCTAATGGTTGCATCTGTGAATCCTCAATGTCATATCTCCATGGCTGTGTTGCCTGTGTTGTCCATGGCTCTACCCCCAAAGTTGGAGGTTGACTGGATAAATTATTTGCAGTTCCAACCCAATTGGTGTCGTCCCCTTGATATTGTGTATTTGATAAATTATACGTATGACCGACATTGCTACCATTTAAGGAGTATATGGGATCATTTGTCTTAACTGAACCTAGGGGATCAGGTGTCGGATTGGTAGGGTATGGTTCTGTAGTTCCTAGGGTATTTGGTTGGAAGTATGGTGGACTTCCAGTATCTGGAACGAGGCTGTTAATCTGTGGCATTAAATCTAAACCCGTAATTTTAGGTGGCCAATCACTTATTGGTTCTTGTTCCTCATAGTATGCTATTGCAGCTCTTTGGGCTTCTTCATGAGGAATACCTCTACCTAGTAGATATTCCTTCATTTGAAGAATTTTAGTTAGTGTTTCTTCTGACATGGACAATTTAATTTCGCATCCATTAATTGAACTTTTAATGCTTCCAAGTATCTTTTTGCACCTATGCTTGTTGGAGCTAAACTGCCTGGAACGCTTGAGGTCTCAAATGATATTAGTGGTCCAGGTGAGCCAGCTCCGTTATCGCTTCCTCCTTCTGGGGATCTTCCACTTCCTTGTCCTCCTTCGTCTAAATCTTTGATATTATTGTTAACTTCAGTAATCTTTGGTAAGAACGGATGATCAGTAGATTCATGTATAATATCTCCGCAGATTTCACAATTATCCAACATAGTCACCTTGTCTCCAATGTTGTGATTTGTTTGATTGCTTAAAATTATTTTGGAAATCACCCCTTGTGGATTGCATCATGGAATTGTATGTCTCGTCACTTTGAGGTGGCGTACCCATGGTTTGATTGCTAAAGTTGTCAACTGGACCTCCTCCCATATCATTCTGTGGGAGATTGGCATTGTCCTCTTGAGGTTGTTGTTGCTCAGTTGGGGTTGACATTAGTTGATTCATGTATAGTTGTTCAGGGGAATACATTTGTTCTAATTGTTCGTCCATGTCCTTGGTAATTCCTAATCCTGCTTGGATAAACAGATTGTTCAATACTACTGGATCTTTAGGTAGTGGAGAGTTCATGTATAATTCCAAGAGTTTAATTTGGTCTTGTACGGGAATGTCCTTTTTCTCTACCTTGCCAAACTCTATTTCAAATTTAAGATCGTCCCATGTTAGCCAAGTCATTCCTCCTGTTTCTGGATCAGGTAATGGATTTGCCTCATACCATGGTTTGAATATCTTTTCCATTAATTGTTCTTTGATTGAAATTGGGAAAGCGGACAATCCAATCTCGTCTAATGCAGCTGAAGATCGAGCATTGGCAAATTGATGGGATTCTGAAGATCCCTGCTTACCTCTGAAATCATTTAATGCCTTGAATATCGGACCAATTGTCAAATCAGTAAATTGTGCTGGATTAAAGTTTCTTGCCGCACTACCTAACTCTTGTACTTCCACTTTGGTTCCAGCGATTACATCTTGACCTATATCTAAATTCTCAACCTGTGATTGCAAACTACTTCTTTGTGCTTCGTCTCCTGCTTCTACTGTCCATAGGTTGTGAGAAACATATCTTTGCTCGGCCAATTGCATGGTATATTGTGTAGCATATTTTCTATCAAGTAGTGATTGTAATTCTCTTTGTTCTGTTTCTCCACCGTTGAGAGGCATATTGAACAATCTTGGCGAAGTCATGGAAACTGCAAAGCCTGTACCAAATGCTGAAGCGTCAACCTTGTTCCAAGTGAAGTGTAATATTTCTGAAGGATTATGATACCCCTGATATTCTGCTCCTCTGAACTCATACTTGTATGGAGTTCTTTGTCTGTCCCACCATATTCTTGAGAAGGAGGAAATTGGAATGTGCATCAAGTCTTTGAATGATCTTACATTTTGTATTCCCATTCTTGGTTTCCATACGGAATTTCCATACCATAATAATTCTTTTACCAATTCGGTATCAAGCGTGTCAAAATGTAGGTCTCTAGTAAATTTCTTAAAGTGATCTACGACGAATGTTTTTTCAGCTTTGATATAGTGAGCTCCACCTGTGACTTGAGATGACAGGTGATTAACTGCAAGTTGAGTATCTTCATCTAATTGTAATCCTGTTTTTTGTGTTCTAAATGGGACAGCTGGAGTATCAAATGTTCGGGAGGTATACCCTTCTCTTGAATAAGAACCAACTGTGGAAATTTCTGGACCCCAAACAGGTTGGGATAATCCAGGGGACATTTCCATTAAGCTCTGTAACTCTCCTAAAGGTAGCTTAGGGACGTTGACTTTAGCAAAGACACGGGAGTTGTTATTTTCAATAACACCCATCTTGGATAAACCATTAGTCAATCTAGTTCGCCAAGTCATGTTATATCATTAACTGGCTAGTTATTATTAATTTTGCATTGTGTATTAATTAGATATAAGTCACCACTTTTTGGTTCTGTAAGGTATTTCCCACCGTGTCCCTTGTGGGGTTTTTTCTTTAGTATTATAATGCAAAAACATTTGTAACAGAATTGATGTTCCTTCCAATTCTTAGATTTGGGAGATTTTGAATTTTTAAAACATCCTGTACCATAGTTATGACCTAAACACGTTGCCACGCCTTATATTATAATATACGTACTTTATATATCATTAGAATATTATAGTTGATTCCATGCACCGTTGTATAAGACGTATGCCTTGTTATTGTCATTTTCATAGAATATAGAGCCATCAGATACTTCACTATATCCATTTCCACTTGTTAAGAATCTAATAATTACAACTCCTGAACCACCTGTTGCTCCTTGTATGTTATCATTTCTAGAACCTCCACCGCCTCCACCTGTATTAACAGTACCAGCAACACCGATAATTTCAGGAGAGTTTCCTTTTCCACCTGCACCACCGCCACCGTTACCACCTGCTGATACACTTGCATCAGAAGCTCCACCGCCTCCACCTGCATAGTAAACTGCTAAACCTGTAATTGAATTAGATAAACCAACTCCACCTGCTCCTCCGATTGAGGCACTAGCTCCACCTGCACCTACTGCTCCTGCTCCACCTCCGCCTCCAGCAGATGATCCACCACTTAATCCAGTTCCACCGTTGTTCCCATTAGATGAAGATCCACCACCAGAACTTCCACTAGCGTTACCTCCTCCACCTCCACCTGAACCACCAGAACTACCATTGGTTGCTTGTGCGGTTTGATATACTCCTCCTCCTCCGCCTCCAATAGAAGTGATTGTTGAGAAAATTGAAGATGTACCATTAACACCGTTAGTTGCCTGACCTGATGAATTATTACCATCTCCACCTACTCCACCTGCACCTACTGTAATTGAATATGATTGAGCAGTTACACCAAGAGCAGTTCCACCGTAATTGGTTTGACTCCCTCCTGCACCGCCACCGCCTCCGATTCTTCCACCTCCACCGCCACCGCCTCCGACAACGAGATATTCTACGTTAAATGCTGATGTTGGTGTAAATGTTCCACTTTTTGTAAATTTTAATACGGTGTAATTTCCATCTGTGCTAGGAGTTTCACCAATGGTTATACTAGACCTTTCTGCACTCGTTCCAATGATTCTGTTACCTGCTACAAATTCCATGTCTATACGTTCACTCCCATATCAGATAAAGATTCTATACTAATCAATCTATAATCCCCACTTATTTTTTAGATAAGTATGTAGATTTGAAATTTCTGTTGCTGAAAGGACTCTATTATATGCAATAAGTTCCCCCTGTTTAGAATTTGAATATCCACCACCTGTAGATTCTGCTCCAATTAGCCAGTTTACAAGATTTTCATTCATTGTGCCAGTTCCCATTAGTGTACCATCAATGTAAACTTTAGTAGATGACCCATTTCCAATACAAACAATAGTATGCCATGATCCGTTTAATCCTGAAATTGCAGGAGAAGTTGTAACAGTTCCAGAATTTTCAAGTGCCAAACTTCCAGTAGTATAAGTTCTTAATTTAGCACTTGCAGGGGATGTAGAACTAAACATTGACGTATTATTATCTGCTGGAACTACACAAGCCAATACTATAGAATAACCTGTTGCATTGGACATACTTGCAAATGTTGAAGCCATGTATCTGCTTCCAACAAAGTCAATAACATCTAAAGAGTTTTTATTACTAGCAACCCATAGTGGTTGAGCTCCACCTGTTGCCTGTACGAGATTAAATCCATTTGAAGTTTTATCAGCTACAGCAGATATTCTGTTAGATGAATCTTTTGTGATAGTAGATACGTCACTAAAGTCATACCATATTGTTAATCCTGATGGTTGAGTAACAGGTGATTCTAAAGTCCATGTAGCAGGTGTTGTAACCGTTTTTGAATGAACGGTTACTACAGAAGTAGAAGAATATGAATTTGCTTGAATGAAATATGTACCACTTGCAGTTGTAGAACTTGTATATTTTAAAACCCAACTTCCTGTGCCACCTGCTTGTAAATAATATTTTACAAGTCCGTCATTGTCAATTTGTATTCTGTATTTGTCACTTGCAGATCTTGAGCCACCTGAATCATAGTTTTTACTTCCACTTTCATAAACTTCAACTTGTGATCCACCTGCCATATAGATACTAAAATCTGCTTTATTTTCTGGACTACCAATATAATATCCTAAAGTTCCTTGGTTAAACCCTAACATAGTTGAATTTGTTGATCCTGAACCTCCTGAAAACTCAATCATAAATGTGCCATCTCCAACCGTAAATGTATCCTCACTTTGAATTTTACTTGTTCCCCAACCAGAACTTCCTGTTCTTGAAATTGTAGTTCCTGAAATATTATAAGCTACGTTTCCTGTTGTTGACCAAGTAATATTTACTGGTGATTCACTTAAAGCATCAAACCAATATCTATTAGCAGTATCTTTCTCCACTAGGATAGAATTGTCTTGTACGTTAGTTGGTTTGTTTTTGGTTGATTGTTCTCCATTGTAAAAATCCACTTGGTCAACTGTAAATTGTATTGGAACATCACTTGTATTACTTTTTGGGTTTTGAAATGTCAAATATCTTAATCCAGCAACAGCAGATGGAACTGCCTGTGATATTGACCATGCTGATGTTAAAAATTCATCTGTAAACCAAGTGATTGTCATTGTATCATTAGATCGTTTTATTTCTACCCAATAATTTACCCCTGTTGATGGTGTGTATGTTGTTTGGTATGATCCTGTATTGTTCAAACCTGGAATAGCTTGATTATTAGCATATACTGTGCCATATCTATTAACCTCACCATTATCATTCCATATTAATCCGATAAAGTATTGTGACCCTGCGTGTGAATCTATGTCTTGATCTGTACTTGATATTCCACTATAACCATAAGCGTTAGAAGCACCGACCACGCTGAAATTTACTTTATGATACCTCAATACCCAATCAGTATCAGAAACATTTCCTGCACCCAAATCATAAGCAACTTTATTATTTGTGTTAGTTCTATCCATTTTTACAACCAATTTATCTAATCCTGCATTTACATAAATATCAGGTACTCCAACTGGATTCCAATCAGCAGGACTACTTGATCCTGTAAAATCATCTTCAAATGTTGGTATAATAGCTACATCACTTGATAACTTTACAATTCGTTTGGAATCTAAATATTTAATGGCCATTATGTTCCTTCCTCTTTCCATGTATTAGACATATTTGCAGGATCAGTTACTCCGTTGTAAAATTCAAGTACATCACATACACCTTGCATAGTAAATCCTGAATATGAGTTGGTAACTGCATCTCCAAATTTGAAATATTTTAATCCTGTTGCTCCACTAGCATCAGTATATGAATTGTTTTGTAGATCTCCATCATAGGCATCAGTAGTTGACAATGATATAGACCAATTACTTGATGAAGTTCTTTTAATTTCTGCATAGTAATCAACTCCAGTTGTGAATGATTGTGTCAAATTTGCTGTTGAACCTGATCTTGGATTTGAAGATCCATTACAAGTTCTTGGTCGCCAAAGATTTCTCTGATCATTTGGTAAAACTCTAA